ATAATCATCTACTAGGGTTGTATAATCTGTTACATCAACAGTTGTAAGATCATCTAATGGGTAATAGCCAATTGGATAATCTGAAAGAATAACTGATTTATATGACATTATCCTCCTACCGCAGATTTAAGATATCTAACAATAATTATGCCGTTTCCACCCGCACTACCAGTGCCTTCATAGAATGCAGTTCCTGCCCCTCCAGAACCAGTCCCATTTGTTCCAGAATTTCCTACGGAACCATATGTAGAGTTTCCTGCTCCACCTCCGCCACCACTAGCATTTGCTATAACGCCATTGGTTGTATATCCACCACATCCTGCTCCGCCTCCTGCATACGCACTGCTTACTCCTGTTGAAGTTGCTGAAGCCCATGATGAATAAGCATTAGTTGCTGAACCTCCGTTTCCTATTGGACCATCATTTCCAGCTGAAGATGCTCCTCCGCCGCCACCAGAACCAATTCCAGTTGATACTGGATTACTAGATCTAAATCCACGACCACCAGCAAATCCTTGTCCTGATGGAGTTGCAGTTCCTCCGCTACTAAAACCAACAAAAGATGAGCTTGCGCCACCTCCACCTGAACCACCGCTTTGTCCAGCTTCGCCAGCAGCACTACCAGAAGGTCTTCCTCCGCCTCCTCCACCACTAGCGGTTATTGACCCAAACGATGATTGACCTCCAGGGTTAGGTAGGTTTGATCCTGTTATTGCTGCTCCACCACTACCAACTGTTATTGCTGTGGTACCTAATAATGAGTTCTGGGATCCAGAAACAACACCGCCTGCTCCACCACCTCCGCCAAACCCAACTCCTCCTCCGCCACCTCCAGCAATAACAAGATAGTCAACGTTTACCGCAACAGATGAAACTACAAGGTTGCTGCTGCTTGTAAACGTTCTATAGTAATATGTTGAGTCTGAAGACAATGTTCCACCAGTTACTGTTGCCGCAACTAGTGGGGTTACAGAACTAGATGATGAGCTTGAATCGCTTGTTCCAAATGCGTTTGTTGATGTCATTGTAAATGTGTATGCTTGGTTTGCTACAAATGTGCCAGATACTGTTACCGATCCATCTAAATCTGTATTTGTAAATGTTAAAGAAATTGATGGAGAAGATACTATTCCAATTGTTGTTATTGGTGATCCATTAGTATTTCCAAGTGTGTAGTTCAATGTTATTGAAGTAGAATTTATTGTTGATACAGAAGTAATTGATGGAGCTAATGGTTTACTTGCTCCCACCTTGACTAAGCCTCTTGCAGATAAACTAGCTAGCGATTGGAATAATGGCATTTATCTTCCGCCCCCTATGCGTATTTAGTTTGTGATCCGAATACAGTATATGTTGCAGATGCTGTTTTAAGTATTGTATAAATATAAGAGTCTATTGATGAGGCATTGCCAACTGTTGGTGCAGTTCCATTTAACCACTTTATGCTACCTTGAGTAGACCCATCAATTTGAAATGTTGATGGATAAGATGCTGTTGAGGCCCCAGTTGTATTTAAAAATGCAACGGTAATTGATTGTCCAGTAGATAATAATGAATTAAGGGTTGTTCCTGAGTTTCCTCTAACATTTAAAGTAAATGCACTTGTTGATCCAGTTGTATAATACCAAACGGTTGAAGTAGAGACATCCATATTTATAGTTGAAGAAGTTGCAGCTGCAACTACATTTGCCGTTTCAATTAATCCAACTACTGCTGAGTTAGTCTGTATTGTTCCAGTAGAACCTAAAGTTCCTTGCGTTCCTATTGTACCTTGTGAACCAACTGTACCTTGTGCGCCAGTGGTTCCTTGTGCACCTGTTGCACCTTGTGTTCCTATTGCGCCTTGAGTTCCAACCGCACCTTGTGAACCAACTGAACCTTGTGAACCAATCGTACCTTGTGCGCCAGTGGTTCCTTGTGCACCTGTTGCACCTTGTGTTCCAATTGTACCTTGTGTTCCAACTGCACCTTGAGTTCCCACTGTGCCTTGTGAACCAACCGTACCTTGTGCTCCTGTTGTTCCTTGTGGACCTTGAACTGGACCAGAGTCTGTCCACTCAGATCCTGTCCAAACAAAAAGATTTAATCCAATTAAATATCCGTCACCAAGTGTTCCTGTTGGGTGAGCCGATTGTAGTGCGCCTAAAGTTGCATACGTTCCTAAAATATTTACTCCAGTACCAGCTGTTCCTTGTGTACCTAAAGATCCTTGTGTTCCAGTTGCTCCCTGAATCCCTTCAGTTCCCTGTACTCCTTGTGCGCCAACAGATCCTTGTACACCTTGAACTCCTTGAGTGCCTTGTATACCTTGTGCGCCAATTGTTCCCTGTGCACCAATTGTTCCCTGCGTACCTTGTGTTCCAGTTGCTCCTTGAATACCTTGAGTTCCTTGAACTCCTTGTGGCCCAACTATTCCTTGTGAACCCTGTGTTCCAACAGATCCTTGTGCGCCTGGATTTGCTGTTAGATAGGTATCAATATTTTGTGCAAGAAGTTGGATGTCCGCAGGAATATCTGGCGGATCTGAGTAAGCAGGAAAACTAAAACCTTTTGATGTTGAGCCCATTTTAAAATTATACCACCTTAAATGTTATAACAATCATGGCCTATTAAGCTCCTCAGTGCTTCCTTTATGAATTGAGCTATAGGCTGCGGCTTCTAATAAAAGCTTGACTGGCCTATATGAATTTGGCTTAATTGTATATGTATTAAACCTGATTTGACCATCTTCTTGCTTCATTCGAAAATTAAATATATACCAATCAATAGGGGCTGTTATTCCCATAGACTCTACATTTTCTATAGCCCTTTTAGCTCCCGCCCTATTTACCACATATGTGGCACATGACCATTGCTGATAAGATCGACAGGTAAGACTATCATTATTAAAAGAATGAACTTGCTCATTATATGCAAACAATGAGTCTTCTGGGACAAACGGGGAAAAGAACTCCCAATCTTCTGGCAACTCCATTAGATATGAATTCAATATATATGCAAAATTTTTACTAAGAACAATGTCGTCTTCAAACAAAATAAGAATATCCTTGTCTGTTTCTAAAAAGTTTTTATATGCCATGTAATTACTTGCCCATACACCAATTACCCCAGAGCTGGGAGGAAATTTTTCTCCTGGCTGACAATAATCTTCTACAACATTTACCTTAAATTCTGGAGTGTCAATTAAAAATTGATCTGCTTTCTCTCTGGTATTTAAGTATACTGTTGGTGAGCTTAATCTTGGTATTCCAGCCATTTCATTTAAAACATTGTCATAAGACTGGTTTCTAAATTTATTCCCGCTGTCTGTATGAAATATTTCAAAGCATGCGTTTTCTAGCATTTCTTAATCCACATTTGATATCCAGATTCTATGACTGTGTACTGATCCTTACATACCTCTAGGAAGCCGTCAACGCCCCTCTTAGGCTCTAAGAAGCGGTTGCCGTTGTAGTTCCATAGGTAATCATCAAAAGCTATTACACCGCCTGATTCAAGCAATCTAAATGCATTTAATGCATCCAATGATGTCTGTAATGCAGTATGATCTCCATCAATGTATATAAAATTAAACTGTGATTTATTTGAGGCAAAGTACTCGTCACTTGTCATTTTGTATTTATGAATACGAGTATCATTAAACCTAGAATCATAGTATTTTTCTACTGAATTAAAATCTAATGAGTCATGAGCAACTTCTTCGCTTCCGCCCCATGTATCTACATCATGAAGATATTGTATTTCTCTGTTATTTAATAGCCATTCTGTAGCATCTCCAGTATATGTGCCAATCTGCAAAGCACGAAGTGGCTCATTTGGCACATGACGGAAATATTTTTCTACATCTTTAAACCAATTAGGAAACATATTAGTACAACTTCAAATTGTTAAGGCATCCAGTAACATATTCTGGAGCCATTTTATGATTATCTAATAAATGCTGGAACAAGGACTTGCTTTCTTCTTTTTTACCAAGCCACCATCCAGAAACCGCTTTTTCAAACATTAGGCAGTATGCGCCATTATAATCTACATATCCTGGAAGTGGTTGATTAAATGTATGTGTTGCATACAACAAGCCCATTTCAGCAAATGTGTAGCAGTCTTGGTACATCTTATTGCGTTCATTAATTCTTGATAGCAGGAAGTATGCTTCTGGCCTATTCGGTAAATAGGATATTGCCTGCATAATATTATTATGAACAGTTTTATTTCTATCCCCCTGATGTGTCCAACAGATAGCCATTCTAAGTAATGATGTATATGTAATTAAAGGGTGTGTGTTGTATCCAAACTCTGCCGCCCTCAAATAAAAACCAGCTGCAGAAGCATATTGCTTTTGCTCGTCATATGCCTGTGCCAACTTAAAATTAATTTCAACATCAGTAGGGGATGAGGCTAATTCTATAGCTAATTCTTTAATTCCCATATGCCATTGCCTCCGTAATAATTTCATTTACAACATTTGATGGAACTTCTAGTATAAATGCCGCATTGTCTTGAACGCCAAAGCTTAGCAAAAGGTTGTCATTTCTAATTGCAGCGCCAACACAAAATTCAATTGGTGTATCTAGGAATGCAAATGATTTGCTTAGGCCAACAAAGTTAAAATCTTTATCCCATACAATAAGCCTATGCCTATAAATTGAGTCTTTTTGGTTAAGATAATTCTTCCACAGCTTTACCTCATGTGTAACTGTAATATAATGCTCTCCCCATTTAATAACATTGGTTCCGCCTCTTTGATCAATTGGTGCGGCAGGAGTAGGCTTAACAAGAACCTGTTCACACTCTGGCTTATCTGGATTAGCCTTAACTACTTCTGTAGGCATTGCCCATTTAACAAAGTGGTATGGTTGATCTAATATTGGCATCCAATTTTTCTCACAATATGAAGTTGCCTCATCAATTGGAGCTGGAATTCTTACACGCTGCACTTCTGTTGCAGTCCATTTTTCTTTATCTAATTGAATTTTAGAATACTCCATACGTCCTTGACCATTTGGAGTTGTATCACGGCGAACACCAATAAGATAGTAATCTCCATCCCATTGTGTAATTCTGCAATCTTCTTCACCTACAAACTCCCAAATTGGAGGAACATCAAATTTAGAGTAATCTACTTTAGTGTAATTAATTATATTTAAGTCATTGTCTAAGCGACATAGATAATTAGTTGTTACAAGCCTCTGATCTTTTTCAGGATGCAGGTATGATAATGGTCCCCAAGGACTAAAAAAGTTTTGATCTTTTTCTGAATGATAAAGTGTATAATTAACTCTACGAATATTAACTAAAATATCTCCGTCGTCATCAATAAAGATAGATGGATTCATTAATCCCATTCCGTCTGAAACATGGTAGGGAATAATAAGGGGGACTAAATTTCCCCCATTATCTATTGATCTTTGTACTAGGTTCATAGTACCTATTCTACTATTTTAAA